TACCGAAGGTTCTTGAAGCCGGAGCCGAAGTCGTATACGACAAGGTAAAAAGCAATCTTTCCTCTGTGGTCGGTAAAAACACAAAGGTTAAAAGCCGCTCCACCGGAGAACTTGAATCTGCGCTTGGTGTATCTCCGGCGAAGCAGGACAGAGACGGTAATTTCAACGTGAAAATAGGATTTGCAGAGCCGCGCTCTGACGGCGGCAGCAATGCCAAACTTGCCAACATCCTCGAATACGGAAGGCACGGTCAGCCTCCGAAGCCTTTTCTGAAACCTGCCAAAAGCAGATCCAAAGACGCTTGTATTGGGGCTATGACCAATAAGCTGGAAAGTGAGATTGAGAAGCTATGAGCATATTATCTGAACTGAACACACTGTTTGAAACCGCAAATATCCCTGTCGAAACAGGCGTCTTCAGCGGAGTGCCACCTGATGAATACATGGTGCTGACCCCGCTTACTGACACCTTTGCCGTTTACGGAGACAATAAACCTCTTGCGGATATAAACGAAGTCAGGATCTCGCTGTTCAGTAAAAACAACTATTTACAGAGAAAGAATCAGCTTGTGAGGATGCTCCTCCAGGCTGATTTTGTTATTACCGACCGCCGGTATATCGGACACGAGGATGATACCGGCTATCACCACTACGCCATCGATGTGGCGAAATACTACGAACTGGAGGAATAACAAATGGCTACTATCGGGCTTGATAAGCTCTATTACGCAAAAATCACAGAGGCTGCAGACGGTACCGAAACCTACGGTACTCCCATCCCGCTTGCAAAAGCAATGAAAGCGGATCTGTCCGTCGAGCTTGCTGAAGCTACGCTTTATGCTGACGACGGGCCTGCTGAGGTTGTGAAGGAATTCAAGAGCGGTAAACTCTCCCTCGGAATCGATGATATCGGTGTGACGGCCGCTGAGGATCTGACGGGTGCAAAGCTTGACGACAATCACGTCGTTATTTCCGGAAGTGAGGATGGCGGCGCTCCTGTAGCCGTAGGCTTCCGTGCAAAAAAGGCAAACGGAAATTACAGATACTTCTGGCTCTATAGGGTGAAATTCGGCATTCCGGCGACCAACCTCGCCACCAAGGGCGACAGCATCACCTTTTCTACACCGACCATTGAGGGCACGGTGTTCCGCCGCAATAAGACCGACGGAAACGGAAAGCATCCGTGGAAAGCCGAGGCCAATGAGGATGATACGAGCGTCCCTGCTTCCGTAATTTCCGGCTGGTACACATCTGTCTATGAACCGGTCTTTACTCCTGCTGCGGGAGGTGTTGATTAATGACTAATGACAGAAGTGCAATTATCAACATTGGCGGTAAAGAGTATGAGATGCTCCTCACCACCAAGGCTACAAAAGAGATCGCCAGGAGATACGGCGGACTATCCAATCTCGGCGAAAAACTCATGAAGTCAGAAAACTTCGAGATGGCGCTTGATGAGATCGTTTGGCTTATCACACTGCTTGCCAATCAGTCGGTACTGATCCACAATCTTCAGAACCCTGCCGAAAAACAGGAACTGCTGACCGAGGAGGCTGTGGAGCTGCTCACTTCTCCGCTTGAGTTGGGTGAATACAAGAATGCCATCATGGATGCCATGCATAAAGGAACCAAACGCCATATTGAAAGCAAGGAAGAACCCTCTGGAGGTAACACCTCAAAAAACGCAAAAGTCGGGTAAGCGATGAAGAATCGTTTGCCCGGCTGATTTTTTACGGTGTGTCTCTGCTCCAACGCACCGAGCAGGAGGTCTGGCTGATGCCTATCGGCCATCTGCTCGACCAGTGGGAGATATATAAACAATTCAACGGTTTGTCGAAGCCGAAACGCGAGTATTACATCGATGAAATCATACCGGGCGGTATCTAAGGAGGTGGTGAGACATGGCAGATAACTTCGGCTTGAAAATAGGAGTCGAGGGTGAAAAGGAGTTCAAAAAAGCGCTCTCTGATATCAACCAGACTTTCAAGGTTCTCGGCAGTGAGATGAAGCTCGTCTCCTCCGAATTTGACAAGCAGGATAAGTCTGTAGCGGCGGTTGCGGCACGGAATGAGGTTCTGAACAAGGCAATCGATGCTCAGAAAGACAAAATCGCCACCCTCGAATCCGCCTTGAAAAATGCCGCCGACAGCTTCGGCGAAAATGACCGCCGTACTCAGAACTGGGCTATACAGCTAAACAATGCCAAAGCCGAACTTAATGGTATGGAGCGCGAACTGGACAATTCGGCAGATGCCGCTGACGACCTTGGCGACGAACTGAAAGAGTCTGGAGATGAAGCTGAAAGTTCCGGCGGTAAGTTTGAAAAGCTGGGCAGCGTATTAAAAGGTGTCGGTGCGGCAATGGGCGCTGTCGCTCTTGCCGCTGGAGCAGCCGCAGTTAAACTCGGCAAAGAAGTCATTTCGGCATACGCTGACTTTGAGCAGCTGGTCGGCGGTGTAGACACCCTCTTTGGTGATGCGTCACAGACAGTGCAGAACTATGCCGCGAATGCCTTTAAAACGGCTGGTTTGTCGGCAAACGAGTATATGGAAACGGTCACGGGTTTCTCCGCAAGCCTGATCCAATCACTCGGCGGCGACACAGCAAAAGCTGCTGAAGTTGCTGATATGGCCATCACAGATATGGCGGACAATGCCAACAAAATGGGTACGGATCTGTCCGCCATTCAAACGGCCTACCAGGGTTTTGCCAAGCAAAACTATACGATGCTCGACAATCTGAAGCTTGGCTATGGCGGCACCAAGTCTGAGATGGAGCGTCTTCTCGCCGATGCCGAGAAAATCTCCGGAATCAAATATGACCTGTCATCCTTCTCGGATCTGACTGAAGCAATTCATGTAATTCAAACAGAAATGGGCATCACCGGGACGACGGCAAAGGAAGCCACTGAAACCATAAGCGGTTCTATGGCCGGTATGCAGTCGGCTATCGACAATCTGATGGCCGGACTCGGAAACGCTGATGCTGACATTGAAATGTTGATCGGTAATGTTGTCGAGGCATTCGGTCATGTGGTGGATAACGTGGTGCCTGTCATTGAGAATATCGTTAAGGCTCTGCCGCCTGCCCTCGACGGTATACTCAGGGCAATCGGGGATTTGCTTCCGACGCTTCTCTCCACGGTAGTCGACCTGTTTACGCAGGTGCTTGAAACACTGCTCAGTCTTTTGCCTGAGCTCATCCCCGCTGCCGTTGATGCAGTGCTCACTATCGTAGGCGCTTTGATTGATAATCTGCCCTTGCTCATAGATGCGGCTGTGCAGCTGATTACCGCCCTTGTAATGGGACTTGGTTCCGCTTTGCCGGAATTGATTCCTGCGGCGGTTGAGGCGATTATCACCATCGTTCAGGGACTTTTGGACAGCATGGATCAGATCCTTGAAGCTGCCTTTGCCATTATACAAGGGCTTGCGGAAGGTTTGCTGAACGCTCTGCCGGAACTGATTGACGCTCTGCCCGAAATCATTATGACGATTATTGATTTCATCACGGATAATCTTCCTTTAATCATCAAAATGGGTATCGAACTCACCGTTCAGCTTGCGTTCGGGCTGATTAAAGCCATACCGCAGCTTGTGGCGAGACTGCCGGAAATCGTCGCGGCTATCGTGACCGGCCTCGGCAAGGCAGTCGGGGCTGTGTTTGAAATCGGCAAGAACATCGTAACGGGACTATGGGAAGGTATCAAATCCCTCGGTTCCTGGATAGCGGATAAAGTCTCCGGGTTTTTCTCCGGCATTGTGGACGGTGCAAAAAGCCTGCTGGGCATCCACTCGCCCTCAACTGTATTCGCCGGTATCGGCGAGAACATGGGCCTCGGCATTGGTATGGGTTTTACAGATGCCATGAGGGGTGTTGAAAAAGATATAGCCGGTGCGATCCCCACCGACTTTGACCTTGATATGAAAACCGGGATTCATAAAGTAATGAACGACACCTCGCTTGATGTGAGGAAAACCGTTGAGCATACAGGTGTGATTCGGGTGGAAGGTGTTAATTCCACCGGTGAAATGACCTCAGTAATAGACATCATTGTCGACAGGCTCAGACAGGAGGTGCGCGTATGAGTTATTTGAAAAATACAGAAACCAATGAAATCATCACGCGCTTTGTGAGCCTTCGAAAAACGCAGGAAGTCATCCGCACAGTGCAGATCGCCCTTGACGGGACGGAATATCTTACCCGTTTCGGTTCGCCGACAGTGCATTATGAGCTGACTCTCTATGTGAATGAAGCCGGAAAAGCTGCGCTGATGGAAGCCGAGGATAGCGTTCCGATGCTTGAATGCTCGGTAAAACAGGGTGTTTTCAACGGAAGAATCATTGAACTCGGAGAGTTTGATTATCAGGCGGCTGGCTGGTATAAGGTCACAGCCACCCTTGCGGCGGTAAGCGAGGTGAGTGACCCATGAGAAGCATACCAACGGCGCTGAAAGAAAAACTTGCTAACCGCTTCAAAGTGGAAAACATTGACAGCATGGCAAATCTCCGTGTGGTAGCCACGCAGACCTCCATAAACTCGCTGCTCTCTGAGCCGATTCACGAGGATATTGCTCCCGCGTTCGGCGATGTGGCTGTGCGCCAGACCGCCGGTGAATCCGATTTATCTCTTGCCTATGCCATCTGTTTGGACGACGGTATCGCAAAGATATATAAAAGGAAGTTCCCGGCTGGCTTGGAGTATCCGTGGGAGTACCAGTGGACGCTCGGTGCAGCAACCGACGTGGCAATTGAATTTAACGGCGTGTGGAAAATGAATGCCGAAAAGGAGTGGTATTATCTTCAAACCGAGGAGTAC